TCCCACCATTGGTTATCACCCATAGCTTCTGCTTTTGATAAGATTTTAACATAATTGATATCTCCAGTTGTTTTACATGGATCACTATCTTCAATGTTCTCAACTTTTGATTTCTGTTCAGAGAAAACAAGTTGAAAATCACCATTTTTCCAGGATTTTTTAAAAGAGTTATAAACTTCGCCAGAAGAAACCTTCAAATGAGGCCAATCTCTTTTAAATTCTGGCATCTTGATACCTGAAAAGTCCTTATAAGTAAATTCTTCTTCACTCTCGGTACTACTATCAATATCAATTGTAATAAATGGTATACAATCATAACTAAACCATTCTAATGATTGGTTATGTTTTTGAATTTTAGATCCAATTTGTAACACCATTTCTTCCCATTGTTTATCATCTCTCTGAAGTGCCAATTTCAATTTATCGGCATCTGAAGTGTCAACAACATGTTCGATCATACCTGGTAATTTTCCAAGTGCTTCAAGACCTTTTGAAATAGACATTGTTGTTCTCATTACACTATTGATGACAGCGGGATCGAGTGCCACTCCTGCCAAACCAATTAAAGCTGCAACTGCCATTATGACATCGCAAACGGTTTGTAGAGTACTCTCTTTTGCTTCACTGTTATTTGTGAAAATTTGATATATTTTATATGAAAGAGCTCCTGTTAAGGTAACTCCAGTTAATCCGTTTAATAAATACTCAAATTTAAGCTTATCTTCTATTATAACCTTTCCATCTTTTGTGGTTGGTGTTTCTTCATATTCGATATCAGCTTCTTCAGAAGCTGTTAACATTCGATATCCAGCTCCAACTATTGTTGCACTGAGAACACTAACTACTAAAGTGTCAGTTACACTTTCAGTTTTTTGATATGTTAAAACACCTGCTAATAAACCACCAGCGGACATACAAAGTCCTGCTTGTGTTGATTTACTATTTTCAAGAAAATTCCATGCAGTATTTAATTTTGACATAAGTTGTAAAGCCCCTTCAAGTTCAGGTTTTTCTTGGATTGTTTCTTCAACAG